GCCTTGATTGACTGCTGAGAAGCTGCTGCAATGGCGCTATCAGATGAGAGGGTATCTTCATCTAGGAAAGCAGTTCCAGATAGCGTTCCATTAAGAACTGGGTCTGTTAATGTTTTATTTGTAAGGGTATCAGTGGTTGCTTTACCCACCAGTGTATCTGTTGCATTGGGTAATGATACTGTTCTGTCTGCGGTTGGGTCTATGACACTCAGTACAGTTTCGTAAGTGTCATCAGTGGCTCCCTCAAAAATGACTGTGGAATCTTCCAACAGATTTACTGAGGTGCTTGCTGATACCGTTGTACCGGTAATAGCAGCCGCTGTAGTTCCACCAATTATTGCACCATCAATGGTTCCTGCATTTACATCTACTGAGTTAGAGGTTTCAGGATCAATTGCTAAGGTAATCCAGGCGTCATTAACCTGATTACGAATCTTGAGTAAGTTTAATGTAGTATCAAGCCATATCAATCCCATTGCTCTTGCGGCATGACCTGTTGCAGATGTATCTATTGTAGGTTCGGTATCTTTTGCAATAAGAACCTGTGCTGGGCGGTCAGGTCCAAGATTTGTCTCTTCTGAACTACCATCATATGCCGCAGTTCCCGCAGGAAACGTCCTCTGTAATATTGTTTTTATAAATCGAAGAACGTCGTCGCCCTCACTAACTGGGTCAGTCGCTGTCGGATTTCTGCGATCAAGGTTGTAGATGTAATTTCCAGTATCTAGTGCCATTAGTAGTACCCACCTGTATTCATAACCCTCATCGCGGAGCCTGAATGACGGTCTTTGTTATCTTGTTCTTGTAATGAGTCAACTGCTTCCTTAAATGCGGCAGCCCATAGAGGCACCCTCTGATCGTTCATTAAGAATGGCTCTGCCTCTAGCAATGATCCGTATAAGTAGACATCAGGATTATCAGTCAACATTGCTTCTGTGGTATTAGCAGTAGAAAGAGCATCTACCTTTTTGTAAAACGTTATCTGATAATCATAAGCAGTGTCTGGGGCTGGACCCAACCGTACTTTCTTGGTGGGTGTTCCACTGGCATTATCAGAGAAAATAGTATATGCCTTTGGCCTTCCTTGCTGACTACCGGCCCACATCATGTTCATATTCTCTGGAGTAATATATGATAATGTCGTAATAGGAGATGTTCTTAAATGGAAGTCCAACATCTGCAAGTAACCAGAGGGTAGGTCATAATCTCTCGTACCTGCTACAAGCGCAGTCGCACCCCCCAATGTAGTTTGATCTACATTTAGCATTAGGGAGAGTCGAAGATTACGGTTCATCCGTGCTTCTGCCAGAGCAATAAACTCTGGTATCCGACCTGTTAGATCAGAGCGGTCTAACCAGTTAGACACAGCCGTCTGGAGCGTGGCATACGTGTTTATCGCCATTATCTGGTCAGTTCAGAAACGTACACTACACCTGCGCCAGATACTTGTAAGGCTGCCACTTTCTCTCCGGGTGAAATCCTGAAGTAAGTAGGCCAATCTGCTGGAAGCATAACACCATTAGCAGCAGTTGCTGTAGGCGCTGATCCAAACGTGACATAAGCAGCCGCCGTTGCAGTAATTAACACTACATAGGTAGACGCCGCTATCGCGCTGGATGTTGCAGCAGAAGAGCCTGACGTTGTAATAGACTGAGTTACGCCAGTAGGTCTGTATAAATCCATCTTGTTATCCTCAAAGATTTGTTGGTGCTGATTTGAAATATTTATTGTCTGGATCGTTTAGATACTTTCTTAGAATTTTAGGGTCTTTATCTATCTCACCATTAGTTTCCTTAAGCCACTGTTCCCATACCGTTAATGGAATAGAGGCTACTTTATGGAATCCATCGTTTGGTCCACGCTTACCGGGCGTCAACTTATCACCAAAATTGTTGTACTCCATTCTGGTCTGATCTATATTTTGCTGACAATCCTGATGCGTGGTAATCGAAACCGTACCGTCTGGTTCGTCTACCCATTCAGTATACCGATAAGGCATTACATCGAATATAGTTCTCTTAGCCACTGAGAAATCCCTTTTCACCGATCTTCTGACCAGGATTCTTAGATAAATCCCTTAGATGCTCGGTAATAGTCTTACGTTCAGACTTTGATTCTTTCTTCAATGGAGAATTATTAGGTTTGTTTTTCTTTCTCGAAACCATAATGTAAAGATCCACTTTTCTCCTTCATGCGGCGAGAGTCCTTGGTGCATAGATAATATGTGTGGTTTTTTATCCTCATCCACATTACCAAACATCAGTAACCTCCCTTCTATAGCCCCGACAATAATGTTGAGATTTGGGAAGGCAGTTGCTCCGCCCACAGAGTTGTTTAAGTAAACTAAGCAAGTCAGCAATCGCTGACCTCCATCCTTTTTGTGTACCTCATCCTTGAAGGCATCATAATGAGGCTTGTACTCTTGGCCCTTTGTATAACGCGCAACTTGCATATGCTCTGCATTTTCCAAGGGTATATTTGCCACTTCCGCTAATCTTTCGCACACTTCAGGAAACTCAGAGTGTGGCAAACCAACGCTAGTAGAGGTTCTGTCTTGGTCCACCTGATCGCCATCTTTGCTTACAATTGTACTTCTGGTGAGTTTATCCCTTGAAGCCTCTATAATCTTCTGACATTCTTCAGGATAAACAAACCCATCAGCAACTGCTACATTGGGCGTACTGGCGTACACAAACATTACTAATTAAATATTAGCCCCTCTTTCGTTTAGCGCGAGAAGAGCCTGAATATAACCCCTTACCTTTAGATGAAATATCAGACCATACCTTTGGCGTAGAGGCGTCAGCACCAGGAATCACACTATTTCCCGGACCTTTATACTTGACGCTACTTTTCTGTCCAGAATACTCATCCGCCGAAAGATCATATATCATATCATCTAAGGAAGTAGAGCCGCCACGATACGCGGGTAAATTCAAGTTTAGGTTTCTTACCGATCTAGCTTGAGCCATGATTAAGCCTTTTGCTGAAATGTTACCGGATTCGCTCTGCGAACATTTCCAGTTCCATCTCCCATTTTTGAGATAGTTGATTCTAAGCCACCATAAGCATTACCGCTTTTACTACTTAGTCCAGAATAAGACGCTTTGCGAACATCCTTAGTTTCCACCTTGTCCCAAGGCATACTTTTTGAAATACCTTTTGCCATTTTATTTTCTCCATAAGGAAGGGTGGGGGTTTCCCCCCACGCTACCTATTACTTACTAACTAGTGGTTAAGTCTGCCAAGAAACCTGAAGAGGCTTGATTTTTAGACATCAAACCGTATTCAGCAATAAGCATTTGCTTTATGCTGTCCCCAGTCTTTGCTAAGGTTTCCGTCTTGAAAGGACGGAGATACGCTACTGCCCAGAAATCAAAGTCAATAAACCACATGTCTCTTGCTCTTTGAAATCTATCCGCTAGAATTTTGAACGTACCAAAATCTGACACATAAACGTCCACTGCCGCTATAACAGAAGCGGGTTTTTCACCGGACGTATCGGTGCGTAAGGTTGATACAGTCTGCGTAAGTGCCGATATTGCTTGCTTGTTAAACGAACCACACAAGATAGTATCAGGTGAGCCACCACTATCAAAACATTCTTTGATAACGGTTCTCATCTTTGCTTCTGTAAGTGCAACTTTAGTCGGCGCATCAACAGCAGCCGTTACTCCGTCTCCGGAGCCAGCCGCGGGTGAAGGCGAACCTGATCCAATTGACTCGTAGTTCGTTGCAACCCACGAGCCTAGACCGGCAGTTACTCTTGCAGAAGCCGGGCCACCGACAGCAGCGCCAGCCCCTTTGCCAATATTAGCGGTCAACATCAACTCCATATTACGCTTCATTTCTTTTGCACGCTTTGCAAGCTGGTATGCTTGTGTGCTGCGGCGTCCAGCCCAGTCAACGGCTTCTGCCGATCCACTGGTTTGCACAGCCTTGGCGCTAATTTGCGTGTAGTTCGTTACCCTGGTTGGCTGTTGAACCGCACTCGCAGCAAGATCATCGCCTTCGACCTGTCGGTCTACAGCGGGTGT